AATGATGAAACCATCGAAGAATATCTGCGAGATGAAGAGCAGAATGTTCAATGTGACGAATTTGCCCAAGACAACTACACTGTTTGAATCAATGACTGACACCGTTAATGTTCTGCCTCATCTCATCGAACTAAAAGAAGCATGGAGAATTCAAGACTTTCGATTTACTAAAGATCAAAAGGAACAATATGAAATGCTTCTTCAAGCTAGACGAGAACGTGTAAAGTATTTTTATGAAAACGATCTTGTTCAAAAAGGACCAAAAGTGCTTAAAGAAAAAGAGCAAGAAGATCAAGAAAATTGATTACTAATTTATTATGAACAAAATCATTTCTGTTGCTGTCCTCGCAACAATGTTTGCTGCTCCTGCTAATGCTCTATCACAAGGTTATCAATCTAATGTGATGGAAACCTGCCGTAGATATAGATACACTGAGGATTACACTCCTGGTCGTATTGATGCTGCTGGTAACTATCGTAATGGATATGTGACAAAAAGAAGAGTTAGAGTTCCTTGTGACTCTGATCATGGTGAGTATCAAATGGCACATTATCCCCATCATGTGTATCATCCACAACCACAACCTCAGTATTATCCACAACAACAATCTGCACAACCGATTGTAATTAACAATCAGCAAAAAGAATGTAATGGAAAACTAGTCAGAATGGGTCTTGGTAGTTTACTTGGTGGTGCCGCTGGCTACTATGCTGTTGGTGGCAAAAAATCTAGTAATACTATTCTAGGAACTGTTCTTGGTGCTGGTGGAGGTGCAATTCTTGGACGTGCAACTTGTTGATAAAATCTCCTGTTATTCTAAATAATAACAGGAGATTTTGCATACTAGGATGAAAACTTTTTCTCAATTCATGTCTGAAGTATATGACAAAGATGTCATGGGTTCTTCACAGATTCGTAAATCTGGGGAGGGGGGAAGAATTGGACGTGAGAGAAAGAAGAGCGAACCCGAAAAACGTAGGATGAAAGCAGCTGGCGGCGGTAAGATGGTGCCTGCAAAATCATATAAAGATAGAAAAGATATTGGTCAACAACGTCAAAGATCTGATAGAGAGCAACAACCAACTCAGGAACGTGGTAGTGCTGATGTAAAGCAATCTTATGCTGATAAAGTTAAAGCAGAGCGTAAGAAAGCAGCACAAGCACGTATTGCTGCCCGTAAATCTGGTAGTCAGGTAAAGCAAACTACTACATCTTCCAAGGATGCTGAGAAGCAAGCAAGTAAGATGCTGACCAAGAAGACAACCAAGACTGTAAGTCCCAACTATAAACCAGCAAAAGCATCTGGTTATTCGAGAGACGAACGTCGTAAATTAAAGAGAGCAGGTGATAGGTTAATTCGTGACACTCAGAAAGGAATAAAAAAACCAGCAAGTCATTACGATCCAAAACTTTGATGCTATAATAACTGTAGCCTCTAAATTGTCCCATTAGTGAAACCGACTTTATTATGATCACACTGCGTCCGCATCAGCAACGCATCGTTAATCGTATGGAAAACTACTCCAAGGGGCAGATTATTGTGCCTACTGGTGGTGGTAAAACAATGTGCATGATTGTTGATACTCAGCGTCGTCTTGATTCTATCAACAATGGCACCACTACAGTTGTTGTTGCTCCACGTATTTTGTTGGCAGAACAATTATGTAGTGAATTTATGGAGGTGATTGATCCTCACAATAGTGATCCTTATCTACATGTGTTGCATGTTCACAGTGGAGAAACTCACTATACTAGCACCACCAAAGCAGACAGAATCAATGTGTTTGCTAATTGTGCTCGCAATATGGGTGAGAATGTTATTATTTTTACCACCTACAATTCTCTTCATCGTGTGATGGAGGCAGATATTGAAGTGAATACGATTTACTTTGATGAGGCACATAATAGTGTCAAACGTAATTTCTTCCCGGCTACAGAGCATTTCAGTGAGGTCTCAGAGCGTCGTTACTTCTTTACTGCAACTCCGAAACATTCTCTGACAGTGAAGAAACCAGGCATGAATTGGGGTCATGTTTATGGTCAAGTTCTGGAGAATGTTCCTGCTCCTGAACTTGTCGAACAAGGGTATATTCTCCCTCCCAAAGTTGTAGTCAAGCAACTGCCTTTAGTGAAAGGTCGTAAGGTGATGTATGCTGAGGATGCTGACAATTTGTTGGAAACGATTGATGACAACAGCATTGACAAAACTCTGATTTGTGCTCGCACTACAAAGCAGATTATGGGTCTTATTTCTCAGTCTGACTTCTGTATGCAACTTACTGATCGTGGTTATTCTTGGATGACAATTACATCCAAGACAGGAGCTATCATCGATGGACAGAAGGTCAATCGTGAGCAATTCTTTGAGACACTGAACACTTGGGGTAAAGATCCCGAGAAGAAGTTTGTTGTTATTCACCACAGTATTCTGTCTGAAGGTATCAACGTCAGTGGTCTTGAGGCAGTTATTTTCATGCGGAATATGGATTATATCGGAATCAGTCAATCCATCGGTCGTGTGATCCGTCTGGGTGGGTCTGAGAAGACATTTGGATTGGTTTGCATCCCAACTTATGATACAGTTGGTGTTAGCACTGCCCGTAAAGTTCAGGCAGTTGTTGATGTCGTGTTCAATCAAGGTCAACCTGCTATCTCGGAGATTCGTCGATGACTCGCACACCAAAAGATCCAGAACAGTATTGCATAACAGCATTTGACTGTATGAAAGCAAGTCTTTATCGTTGGGGATTGCCTGAAACTGATATAAGATCATTGACTAGGATATTCTATGTCAATGTTCATGACTCTGGCAAGGATAATATCATGTTGATAAGTGAAGAAGCGATGAAATATAAAATTAAAGGTATTGCAAAGAAAACAACTGACGATCATTACACCAGACCACAAGCTCAAGCATATATGATTTACGATAATCCTGACAAATACTTGTCAGATTATGATGTATTCAAAAAAATATTTTTCGATGCAAGAAAAACAATCATTGTTGCTAAGTCGGAAAATGATTTGTTCAGTGAGGATACATCAAATGATGGGTTTAATTTTAGAATAGGAACAAAGTCAGACGAGTTGTATCAAAAGCATGGAGTGATGTTGTTCAGATATTCGGGAAATGGTTCATGGATTAACCGAAAATTTGACCTAGTATCATATGATGCTATGGTATTCAATGATGATGCATTAGTGAATGAGGAAAGATTTATCGTATGAAAAATCAACAACCAACTAACAGTAACATCCTTGACCCTAAATGTGGCCCACTAGGGTTCATTGTTGGGGACTGGAATGGTATAAATGGATTTTATGCTGCTGTCCCTTGCGGCAATGGTCTAATGGTCATCCACCAGGGCAAACAGTTAAAAAAATGCAGAAACACAACTAGTGCCCGTAATTTCATCGAAAAGTGTAGAAAAAAGAAGTCAGTAGCACGGTTGCCTGTGTGACACAAACAAAATTCAATGATTAAAACTGTAGCCTCTAAATTGTCCTAGTAGTATGAAAAACACACACCTTCCACACCCCGAAGATTCTATCCTGACGGGCGATCTTTCTGTCCTTGATTGGTTTCTTACAGAAAGCGATTTATCCGTTAAATTTGATGGTTCTCCCTCTATTGTATGGGGAACTAATCCTGTCAATGGAAAGTTTTTTGTTGGTACTAAATCAGTCTTCAACAAAGTAAAAATCAAAATCAATCATTCTCATGAGGAAATTGATCAAAACCATAAAGGTGAAGTTGCGCTTATTCTTCATGCTTGCTTTGCTAATCTTCCTCGGACAGATGGTATCATTCAAGGTGATTTTATTGGTTTTGGGGGTGATGATACTTATACTCCCAACACGATTACTTATGTCTTCGATGAAATAATCGAACAAACTATCATCATTGCTCCACATACATTGTATGCAACTGATGGAGAATTGAAGGATGCTTATATTATCAATGACATGGTAGATATGGAAGTCTTCGATGATGTTGATACCTGTAAGTTTGTTCAACCTGATGCGTGGCAACTTGATGAAGATTTTTCTGATATTGTTGGTTTTGCACGTCAGATGGCACAACTGGTAAACTTTGCCTCAGAATCTGAAGCAGCAGATCTTAAGATTGCTCTTAATGCTTGTATTCGTGAAGGTCGTGAAGTTAATCCAGATGAGTTCACCAATTCTCGTTTGATTAGTTATTGGTTCTTGATTAAATCCATCAAAGATGATATGTTATTTTTGATGCGAAACAATGGACCTAAAACATACATCGGCAACAAACAATGTGGTGGTGAAGGTTATGTCCGTTTGAATGAGTTTGGTATGTTCAAACTTGTTAAAAGGGAGGTTTTCAGTCATGCTAACTTCTCAATGGGAGTTGGTAAATGAATACCGTTAAATTTATTGAAAAATTACAAACAACTATTGTTTGTATTTTAATTGTTACATTTGGTGTGTCTTTTTTAGCATTAGCAAATCTTGCCTGGAAAAATTATGTGGAAGATTCAAAGGAATTAAACCGGAGTTACTAACTGTAGCCTCTAAAGTGTCCTAGTAATGTAAGCACCCGATTCATGACAGTCACTCAAACCAAACCTGAATTTCTGACTGAAGCACTCATCGAAGTGTTGAATAATGAGTGGAAAGTTCTTTCCCTTGAAAACAATCGTTCTGTTTATACTCAACTTGAGTATGAAGTTGGTCGCAAATATATCAAAGTTTGGTCTTATCTTTCTGATGCTGGTGAGAGATTGAATGGTCGTAGCTGCTGGATGTTCGTTGA